TATCGCCCCTCATTTCTATTTTATCTTGTTTGTACCCCTTGTACACCGATGTTTCCAACAGCTACAATCTTCTTACACAACCCATAAGAGCGCCCGTGTTTCATAATCATCACCTCCTATTCTGTAATTCCCATTTCTAACATTGCTACCCTTACATCTACGTCAAGCATAAACTCATCTGTATATTCGGGCAAAGACGCTTCGTATGCTTCTTTACTGCCGTAATTTACTATTTCAAGGATTTCTTTGTTCTCGTCGCTTGTACGAAGTTTAATCCCCTCCGCCCAAGCATAATTTGAAACATCAATAATTGTCTTTGATATTTTTTCAAGTAGCTGATGTTTTGGAATGACGTTGTTCTCAAGTTCATATGCCGCTTCTTCGTTTAAGTAGTAGTCAACATCAGTATAACTATCCTTTTTTAAAGAATCGTAGTGCCTAACAACAATGCAATACTTGTTAATGCCGATTGACCTGTCTTCCGTAACATAAAATAATCGTATATCCATACTATACCTCTCTTTAATAATTTACACTTAAATTATACGCGTTGTTTTGAGTGACTGTATTTCGTACAGCCAGCGTTCCTTTATAGTTATTGCACAGAACATTCAAGCTTCCTTTTGAAGCAGCGTCAATATACCACGTTCCGCTTGCTCCGCCATGAAAGAAATTACCGGTAATACTTGCAGAGCATGGATTATATAAGTAGCACGCAACGGAATTTGACTGATACTCGTTCAATTTCAAAAATTTATTACCGGTTATCGTTGCACAGCGCAAATATACATAATACGCACAATACACAGTATTTGCATTAAATACTCCGCCTACTTCTGTAATGCTTGTATTGTAGTGATATATCCTCGAATTGCTTGAGTGTAAATAAATCACATTACCCGTAATATTTATAGCTCCCGAATTAACTATGCTGCTTTTTCCGCTACAATGTATAATACTATTTGATATATATCCCGTCATTGCTAAATATGCAAAATTCAACTCGAAAGAAGTGCTGTTACTATTATTGAACAAATTAATTTCACTATCATCCACTTTAAGTACTCCGCAATTAATTCCGGAAAAACAATTTGATGATGTACTTAATGTTTTTATAGTCATAGTGCTTCCTCTTAGTACAAAGCACCCTTGTTGCAATTCTCCTGACGAACCCCCTCCGGGGTCTTCTCCTGTATATTGTGTATTTAAATCCGCAAACACACCCACATTAGAGGTTGAATTTCTGACAGAAATATAACAATTCTCAAAAGTTAAATTATCTCCACTGTCAAAGTATGGGCCTTCATTTAATCCATCGCAGGTTAAATACAAATCTTTAAAGCAAAGACTATCAAAATTCTTCATAAAACATTGTAGGTCTTTTGTTTGTATCCATGTAGAAAAAGGGCCTTCCCCTTTAAATGTAAAAATATCTTTTGTTATGGACTGACCTATGCTTATGGTAGAATTAATATTATATACTCCCGTCTTAACAAGGATTGTTCCTCCATATCGCCACATCATAGAACCCTCTTTCGGCGGATTTCTGCTCAAAATAGTTTTTATGCGTCTAATTGCTTTATTAAAACATTCAGCGTCATTCGTTCCGTCGCATCTGAAGTCGCAAAAGCCCTGTGTTTTAGTAGTGCCTATAACCACGGTGGCAGACTGTGCACCGGTAATAAAACGCATATCGGATGCAATCGCAACCCAATAACTACCGTCATACACTAACTCCACAGTTTCACCTGCAAGCCATGAAAAATAATCTTTAACAAAAATATTATCCGTGCCACAATGCACGACAATATTTTTTGCGCCTGTTGAATTGACATTTAATGTAGCTGCCGTTGAAGAAGTATGCTCATAAGTAAACTTTACAAGCACCCTTACTCCTGTCGTCAATTTAAAATTGCTTATAGACACCGTTTTCACGGCGGTGTTTCCCGATGTTGAGCATACCGCATATGACGGCGGTTTCCAAACAGGAGCACCGCTGCCGTTGCTAACCATTTCATAACCCGAAGTTCCGGCTGATGTTGGTGCATACCACGACTTACTCGCCGACGATGCACCGTTATAGCTTGATGATGAACCGTTCATTGTCAGTGTCAATGAATTAGGATTTTGCATTGATGTAGGCTTGTTTGATAGGTCAGTATATGAACCTGTAAACGCCACTGTTTTTAGGTCAGTGAAAAACTTTTTTATTTTGCCGAACAATGTACTCAGCGTTTCACCGGAAGTTATATTAACTCGTGTGCTTGCCTCTGTAAATGTCGGTTGTTGCAAATTCTTATCCGCCTCTGTTCTTGCGGTTTCTTCGTTTGACAGTTTTGACTGAATTTCAGTAATGCACTTACTTACCAAACTCCAAAACCAATTAAAAACATTTGCCGACGGTTTATATCCGGCTTTAAATCCGTCGTTTTTTAGACTGTCACTCGGTTCTGTACCGCTATTCTTCCACTCGGGCAATTTATTATTAAAATTCATACAATTCCCTCCTTAAATATTTCCCAAATATCCGCCATGACCATTGCCATCGGCAAATCCGACTCCGATATTATATTCATTTTCACTTTCAGCAAATTCAAATGTCCCTGTATATTCATACGAATATGTTACAGACAGATGAGCGGGTTTCAAATCCTCAATAATATTCCTAATTATGATCTCAGGTACATCGGGTTGATGAAAAGTCACAGTAAAACTGTAATTCTTAATATCTTCGGTTATATCAACCAATACACCGTAACTCTCAATTACCGCCCGCAAATTCGCCTTTGTTGAGGTTTGCGACCCTCTCATTCTTATTTTAATAAGGCTCTTTCGTGCCTCAAGGGTATTGCCGATTTCTGATATACCCAAACTTTTTTCATATTCTCTTACGGCATCTTCATCGGCACTGTCAATAAATCTGTTTTTCATAAACATTTCTATCAACTCATACAAACGTTCAAATTCCGCATTGACGGGTGTATTTAATGCTTTTATATACCGTGACTTTTTATAGTACGACGGTAAATTCTGTCCTACATCAGCCAACGGCAACACCCCCAAGAACGGAAATTTCAGTTTCGGATATTGCGATATTTTCTGTTTTTGAATTGATTTTCAAATTTGAATAATCATCAACACCGTCTGTATTTAATATGGTTTGACCTATTTTTGCATACGACACATATCCGTTCGCAAAAGACACATCACGTAAATAATTTCTGATATTCGTTTTAATACTTTCAAGTGTGCTTTCGTCCACATCTGCCGAAAACGTAACATTTATACTTACTGCCGTTGCAGTGGTAACGGTCACATCTGCACCTATTGGGCATTGTTCATCTATATAACTCTGTACCTTATTTATAAGCTCACTTCCGGCAAGTTGTTTTTCACTGTCAACGATTATCACTTTAACCGTTCCTGCTCCGTTCCACAACGGCAAGCATTTTGCGTCACCCACTCCGTCAACTGATTTTGCCCAAGAGATATACTGCCACTTATTTCCGCTTGTTATAGGATGCGAAACATATTCGGTAAAACGCTTTCGCAGTTCAACATCACTTTCTTTGTCACTGCCTCCTGTTGTTGAAATTTCATTTGTTACGGATATAAGTCCTTGAATCGTAACCGGAAATCTGTTTATTTTCCCTTTTTCAACATTGCCTTTTACTCCGGCACTGTCACACACAATTCGTACCGTTACACTTCCGCCGTTTGGTATAATCGCATTTTCGGTTATATTAAATATAACATTACCTGCCGCCACCTTTTCACCGACAGACACTTTTGCTCCGACGTTACCGCTTACAGTCACACAGCCTGTTGCATAGCTTGCCTCTTTGCGTTCCAATCCAAACTCACCTACACGCATATCAAGATACTTACCCGTAGCGGTTGACGCATAAAAATAGGAGTCAAGAGATGATATAATATCATAAACATTCTCAAACTCCGTTGCCGTTGATTTTTCTATATCGTATGTATAAGTTCCCGATGACGTATCATATCTTGACGGTATCTGCAAAAGCATACGTTCAAGTATTGTATCAATAGTTTCAGCCATTATATCGCCCCCTTAACGTCATTTATATCGCCGTACACGCTGTTTACGGTAAAAGATACTGTAAGCAGTGAGCCGTCTACTTCCATATTAAAGTTATCAATACTTACTATATCTTCATTTGCGGTAAGCATTTCGGTTATCTCGCGCTTGACTTCCGAACGGATGTAGTCACGATTGTAATTCTTTCCGACAAAAGTATCTTCTATATTTATACCGTATCCTGTACCGTTATAAATTTTATATCTGCCCTTTTGCGTATTGAGTATTTTTTGCACCCAATTTTTTATACGTTCCCTGCCGACCGTCATTTTCGGACGACCGTTTATAATAATAAAATCGCCCTTTTGAAAATCAAATGCAGGTTCTGTTTTTGTGTAATCAGCCATTCTCCGTCACCCCCAACACCAAATATCTGTTATTGCCTCTGTACGGAATCATTGCAACTTCTCTGCCTTTATAAACATATCGTCCGTCAATATCCTGTTTGTATAAATCAATAAGACTTTTTATATGGTCCTTAGTCAGAATTATTTTAGAGGTGAATTGTATTTTAAGGTTCGGTAGCTCAATTATTTTACCGAATACGACAAAATCACTCGTTGCGTTTTCACGGTCCTTAAACATCTTTGCAAGTGTTTCGACTCCGTTTTTCATACTAATCTCTCCATATCAATTTTATTGTAGTGAACACCGTTTTTTATACTGTGCTGACTGCTTGTAATCACATATTTAACACCGTCTTTTTCTATCGTACTTCCGGCTCGTGTATAGCTTGTCAGCTCCTCGATTATTTCACCGGAATACGTTTCATCTTCCTTATTCAGCTCGCCAAGATTTTTCTTTGCCAAGTCCGACGCATTATCTCCGTCATTCATTTTTACCACTTCTTGCAGAAAGCCGTATTTTGATATACTCTCCTCGGCTTTCAGAGTAGTCATAACGTCCGTATCTGTTATCACCTTAACACTGTTCTTCATATTCTCAATACTGCCTTTATGCTCAATATTACCCATATACTGTACTGAGTTTTTGAGTTCGGTATTCGGCGATATTCTAAACTTCGGCTCGACCACCTTATCATTGCACAAATATATACGCATACCGTCGGGTACAAAGTCAAAGTTATACCCGTTTCCGCACTTATCAAGAATATCCTTGATAACGTCCGATACGGGCTTGTCGATATATATTTGAGTTATAAGCGTACTCAATTCGGGAATAAGCACAATCGGAATGTATAAATCGTTGCATATTTTCTTTATGCAGTCATCGGCTCGCATAGATGTAAACTGATATGTGTCGGTGGTTTTGTTCAGATACCACCCTACATCAACGGCAGTATATTTGTTTTCATACATTGCTCCGTCGTCAACCTCGATTATTACACCTCTGAAATCTTCTTTATCTCCTCCGCTGTACCTCATAATATCGCCCATTTTTGGTATGTATATATTCATATACTTCATTTCTTTAGGTTTCGGAGTGCTGAAAGACATCGTTGTCGCAAGTGTATTTTTTGTATTTGTCCACGATATATCTCCTATATGCTTTGATACGTCTGTATCATTTACCACTACTTTCAAAGCACCGTCTAACAGCATAGGTGCTTGTTTGAAAATCGAATTGTGGATAGGTATTTTTTCGTTGGTATCCGCAAAATGATATTCTTTTTCACCGGATGTACTTCCTGTACTTCCGTATGTCGGCTCTGTATCGCTTGTCCAAATTCTCACAACACGGGCAGAGCGGTTAATCCCTTCAGCCTCTAATGCAGATGTGAATTTTTCATTGCCTATCACAACATTTCCGTCAATGATAAACTCCGTCATATTTGCGTCACTGCCTGTGTGATACATATGTCGGCTGTCGGTTTCGCTATCTTTCTTTTCGTCACCTTTGACTGCGTATATCACTTTACCGTCGTCAAATTCAATCTTAACAAACGTGCCGTCCGGTCCGTAATACGAACCGAGTGCCATACAAATAAAATCTTTGTACTTTCGCAATCCGCCGTTTGACGTACTGCTGTCACTGCCCCACAAGTATTTATATCCGCTTGCTTGACTGTTCGTATATGTTTGGTATGCCATATATGATTTAGTTGCGAGCGACTTTCCGATGTTCGGTATTTCTCTCTCAACCCAGTTTGCAATATAACTGCCTCCGTCTTTGGTATATCTGAGTACACAATCCCACGGATAATTTCTGTAAGGCACGTTGGTAACAATACCGAATGATGTTCCTCTTGCCTCAACGGTTGTTCCGCCGTCCGCCTGTACCAAAGCGGTATGGTCTGCTTTATTTAAAAGTACATCACCTTTTAACATACCTGCTCCGTTTGACAGATTACAGGACGACGTTACGTCTTTAAATCCACACGAAATAAAAACGTTATACATATCCCCCGTATATGTAGCACCATTATCTTTAACAGGCACTCCTACATTTTGATATGCCGTTATAACAAAAGAAGAACAATCATAATGCGGTCCCCATCTCACGTCTTGACTGTACCAATGACTGTCGTCATTTGCAATATCTGTCGCCCATTGAACTGCATTATCAATTACACCCATATAAACCTCCTTTTCGGCATACAAAAAAGTACATCGAAATTCGATGTACTTTCTAAGCCTTATTTGAAATTTTTAATTTGTCTTTTGTTTTATTATATTACAAAAGGAAAATATTGCAACATTTTTAATCACCGAAACAACCTGCATTATCCATAATAACAAGCAAACGTATCATACTCTTTGTCAAACCGTATCCGTCCTCGCCGTCACCGTTTAGATAGCCTTTTCTTTTTACCTTTTCAATAGTCGCCTCTGCCCATGACGGCATAATGTCAACCGTATAATTTTCAAATCCGTCTGTTTTGTCAATAATAACAAGTGTACGAATAATATCCATTGTAAGACCGAGTTCGTTATCGTCTGTACCACTTATAATACCTCTGTCCATCAGCTTTTGAATAGTCGGTTTAGCCCAAGACGGCATATTATCGTCCATATAGTTATATATCATTGTGTTTTCAACACTGCTAAGCCTTTCTTCTATATTATCAATTCTCGCCATTATTTCATCATACTGCGCCACTGTCAACCCCTCCTGTACATCGTTTAAAAGATTTACTTCTCCAAGCTCGATTGAATAATTCAAATCGCCGCCTGCGCCTACACTGTAATCAAACTTATCTATTGCCGCCGCTGTATTTATATCAACATTGCAAATACCCGTGGAAGTAATGACAAGCCTTATCGGAAGTTTACGTTTACGCCAATTTTCAATCTTGTCTGCGTATTCCTGCCCTTTCATACTTCTGTCCCTTAAATACGGATAGTCGGTCATCGGTAAGAAACTGCTCCACGATACAGTTTTAAGCTCGGGATTTCCGATAATTTTTATCCAGCCGTAATTTGCCGTTTCAAAAGTTTCCGTACCTTGTGAACTCGATACGGTAAATTCGGACGGCGTGACAGGAATATGTATAACTTCTTCACTGTTGTTTATGCTTAAATAGAAATCTAACATTTTGCCTCCTACATATTTGCCATACATTTTTGAATTTTAGGAACTATTACGTTTATAACGTCGTCGGCGATTTCATCGGCGGTTTTGTTGTCGGCGTTTATAACTATCTTAATTTCATTCGTTATAGTATTGCCGCCTTTGTTGCTTTCGGCTATGTATTGACTTAAATTGTTCCAAAATGTTCTAAGTGGAAGTATCGCCTCTGCTCCTGCCTCTCCGCCCATTTGGACTTTTCCGTTTGCATATCCGAACGCTGTCGGACGTGTCATAATACCGCCTTTTGCATTCCATTCAAGTCCAAGTTTCGGAATCGGTGTACTGACACCGGCTATACTTACCGTACCTTTTTGTACAATCTTAGGCGCTTTGATAATTCCTTTAATCTTACCCCAAACTTCCGATACCTTGTCGGCAATACTGCCGAATATCTCCTTGACTTTGTTCACCGCCGCACTGATTTTTTCAGTAATACCATTTTTAATGTTTTCAAAAATAGTCATTACGGTGTTTTTCACATTTCCAAACGCTTCGCTGAATTTACTTTTTACGACTTCCATCTTCTCACCGACTGCATTGACAACCTCACCAAGCTTACCGCCTGTTAATTGATTAATTGCGTCATAGCCTGTCCTGTAGTATTCCTTGACACCCTCTATTGCCGCAAATGTAGCACCTTTCAGTCCCCCGCCGTGCGCGTCATAGGCACTTTTTATGTTGTTCAGTTTTTCCGATACAACATTTTTAACACCGCCCCATAATTCTGACGTTTTTTCTTTGACTCCGTTCCACATCTCGCTTCCGATTGATTTGATACCTTCCCAAATTGACTTTATCAACTGCAAACCCAAATCAAACCAATTAACAGACTTAAATTCTTTTACGATTGCACCCGTTATTCGCGGTAAAGCCGCTATCAACTGCGGAATTGCCCGTACAAGTCCGACTGCTAAGTTTACGACCAACTGCATTCCGTTTTGTATAATTTGGGGCATCATCGAATATGACGCGCTAACAATTCCTGTTATCAGATTTACACCTGCATCTATTATTCTCGGTAAATTTGCTATCAAACCGTTAGCTAATGACGCAACAAGCTGAACGGCTCCCATAACCAATAAAGGAACATTATCCACTAATCCGTCAACCAACCCCTCTATCAAAGTTACTGCTCCGTTCACAATTTGAGGCATAGAATTAGTTAATCCTTGCATTAAATTGCTGACTATTTTTGACGCCGCATCTAATAACTGTGGCACTACGCTTGAAATACCGGCGACCGCTACAATAATCATATTGCTCAAGCACTCTGAAAATTGCGTTGCGCTCTGTGTCAGACCATTTACCAAAGACGATATAAGCGATACGGCACTGTTTGCCAATGTAGGAGCGAGGTCATTAATTAACGGTGGAATTGTTTCGCCGATTACCGGTGCCAACCCCTCAATTAAATAGCCGATACCACTCAAAGCACCTTTAATGGCGGGTATAATATTCTGTCCGAATGTTACGGCTGTATTAATCAATGCGTCTAAACTTTGGTCAAACATATCACCGCCCGTTGTCAGTCCCACCAACACGTTTTGAAATGCCGCTTTCAGTGACCCCCACGATCCGCTTATTGTCGTACTTGCCTCTTTTGCGGTTGTGCCGGTAATATCCATTTGAGTTTGAATTGCGTGAATAGCCTGTGTAATATCGGCAAATGATGAAATGTCGTACCTCTGTCCCGTAAGCTTTTCTGCGTCACTGAGAAGTCGTTTCATTTCCTCTTGTGTACCGCCGTAACCTAACTTCAAGTTGTCAAGCATAGTATAATTCTGTTTTGCAAATCCCTGATACGCATTTTTTATGGACTCCATATCCGTACCCATTTTATTTGCATTATCGGACATATCAACCAATGCCGAATTTGCGTAATCCGCCGCCTTGTTTGTATCTCCGCCTAAGCTTGATATTAATGACGCTGAAAATCCCGTAACAGTATCCATATATTCATTCGCCGACATTCCGGCAGTCATATATGCCTTATTTGCATTTTCTAATACAACATTTTGCGCACTCATCAAACTGTCGTATTTCCCTTGAATATCAGAAACACTTTTACCGACACTCTGTGCATATTCCTCAACACTTCTTCCGCCTGCTCCGAACAACGTTTCTACACCGCCCGTAAGTTGTTCATAATCAGCAAATGCACCGACAGACTTTGAAACCAAAGCCGTTACGGCAGTCGCCGCGGCCGCTCCTGCCACCGCTAAACCTTTTCCGACTTTTATGGCACTGCTCCCTATACCTTTCATTACAGAAGACATCTTTGAGGCGCTGTTCGTTGCGTCTTTCATCGACTCATTCATATTTTTGACACTGCCGATTACACTTTTTATCCCTCGGGCAAATCCACTCGCATTAAGGTTCATATTCAGAACTATCGAACTTTTATTCTGCAAAACTATTCACCCCCTACGCTATCACAAATGCACGGCATTTGCTCGCTATAATTTTGCTCTGCAAAATTATTCACCTCCCAACGCCTTCCACTTTGCGTACTCGTCATCATTTGCCTTTTTGGCACTTGCAAGGAAAAATATTTTTTCAATTTCTGGTCTTGCAAGCACCTTTTCGGGCAATATTCCTCTTTGCAGATAATGATGTATCATATAGAGTTCATCATCTGCCTCTATCAGTTTTTTACTTCTTCAACAAGTTTTACACTGTCGATATATCCCGCAAGTTTCATACACTCCATTGCAATCGGTGAGATTTCGCCGTCGTCAAAAATCTTTTCTACGATTTCTTCGGGATATGTACAGCCGTATGCCTCCTGAAGTTCTTTTGAATGTAAATCCGGTTCGGCAACACACTCATAAACAAGGTGAGCGTCACCGTCCTTTTCCATTTCCGCCGATTCTGTTGCAAGCGACTTTGTCGGTGCTTTTATAACAATCTCGCCACCAAGGCTTTTTACATAAACTCTCGCTCTTTTTACGTTTTTCTTTGCCTCAAGCACTTGCTCCTTACGCTTAATAAGTTCCGCAAGAGTAATTTTTGTATTCTTATCCATAATCTTTTACCTCCGTTATTACGCATTCATTGTAGATGTAAGGTCATAGTCGGTAAAACCGCCGCTGAATTCTTCTTCAACTATCTTACCGGTTTCAAAATTCATAAGTGACACATCATTATACCAACAATTATCAAGTTGAATTGTTTCATAACCGCCGTTATCAGGATCTTCAAGTCTTGCCACCAACGTATGTCTTGTATCTTTACCTTTTTTATGTCCGTCAGCTATTTCTTTACCCCTTGAATATACTTTTCGTACGGTATATGAAAATTCATAGTCAACGCCCATAAGCTTTGAATCGTTCGTTGTATCGCCGGCAAAACTTACACTCTCACGATTTGTCTTTTCCTTTGCCTCAAACTTATACACTTCATAGGCAAGACTTCCGTCAATCCAAAGTTTACCGAATGTACCGGAACAAAGTTGATTGCCTCTCGGTTTAACACTTTCAGCCATTATCTATCACTCCAATCCTATTTTAAAACTCAAGTCCTCAATACAATCCTGTATTGTAATATCCGCACCCGCAAATATGATACTTCCCGTATTTGCCACTTCGACCTCACTGTCTGTCCAATCCGACACGTCATATTTTTGAGCAAGCCATTCACGTTGCGACTGAACGTCAATATAAGCTCTGCAATCGGCACCGTCATACAATACGCCCTGTGACTGCAACGACTTAAAATACTGATTAACCGCACCGATAAACAACATTTTATTTTCGTGACTGTTTACAACATTAATATAATTTTCCTCAAACGATGCTTTTATATCATCTCTTATGAGGTCAAGACTGTCTATAATCTTGATTTTCTTCATATCCTCCGTCTTATCGCCCGACAATGTTACAAGCGAATTGACACCTCTGCCGACTTTAACCTTTTCGCCGTCATTGATAAGTATAAACTTACCGCCGTCAATATCATCATCCGGAGTTGTACTTTCCGTTATGCTTTCAACCTCCGCAAGAGTTTGATACGTCGCACCCTCTGTCATAGGCAATCCTGCCAAAAGTCCTGCAATACGGCAACAGTATTCGGCAGTGGTATAAACCTTTGTACCGACTTTTATATCATCGGTTGCGAAGTTTATAATACCCTCATTATTCGCCGCATACGGAAGTACGGCTTTAAATGTCTTTTTCGCACTTCTCTGTGCAATAATCCAATCCGCAATATCTTTTTCGTTATCGGCAAGCGACGGTATTGCAAGGTAATTCCACTTTTTATTTTTTAATCGTGCAAGTGCGTCGTCATAGGTATCTTCCGCACCTATTCTCTCAACAATAACCCTTTGCGGTCCGCCGAGGAACGTCTTGCTTATGTAATCATAATTTGCGGTTGTCCAATGAGATTTTACAACTTCTCTCTCATTTGTATACGAATATGATGTAATATCGCTTTTGGTTGTGTCACGCAAGATCAGTGCAACAATGCCGTTTGCACTTCGTTTAATTGCCGTTTCAGCTTTGGACTGAAACACTATATTTATTTCAGGTAAACCCATTATAAATCTCCTCCTAATATCAAATCTTCTGCCTTATCGTATGTACTTTCGTTTCTCACCTTAACGGTGTAATTGTATACAAGCTCCGTCACAAGTGTGTAGTTTTCCAAAGAAAAATCTATACTAAAACTTCTTATACGCATACCGTCGGACAATACAAGCGGATTGTATAAAAACAAACCTCTTAATTTTTCAGCCACATCAATAAATTCATCTTGACTTATATCTTTCGGAACATATCTTATTCGTACCGTCTGCGTTTCATCGTCCAAAAATGAATTTGTCGACTGTACGTTAAGCGGAAACATTTCAACGATAAAGCAAGGCTCTGAAAATCCTTGTTCGGTGTATGCCGTATATACCGCATAATCATCACCAAACAGGTTATGAATAGCTTTCGTCACTGCATTTTTTATTTTTGATGTCATTTCAATACTTCCTCCATTTTCTGCATAAGTATTTTAGGTGCATCCCTTTCAACTTTCGGTACTACGGTGTTAAGATACTTTTTACCCTCAACCCACTTTTTGCCGTTTTTCTTAGGCTTGTACTTCGGGGACGTACCCTTTCCGAGCCTTGTACGGTGTCCGAACTCTACATAAGGAGCATATTCAAGTGCGGTATATATTCCGCCTTTTACCGTACTTCCGCTTACGGTTGTTCTTTCTGCTTGCCAACTCTTTTTCAGTGTACCGCCCGTTTTACCATTCTTGTAATGTCCGGGTTTTGTTACGTTACTGATGTATTTTAATGCCCTCTGTGAAATTACATTCATAGCCGATGCACAAGCTTTGGTGTAATCCGTTCTTTCCATTTGTTTTTGCAATTTCTCAAGCTGTGAAAAATCAATCTCATTCATTACGCATAATCCTCGAATAATTCCAGTGCAATTTCTTGGTGCGATGTATAAACCGCACTTTCACCGCTACGGCAATAGTCAGTTGTTTTTCCGTTTTGTGTAACGGTTATTTTACTGCCCGACGGTATTTCAACCTCAGGCGCAATAAAAAGCACAACCGATTGCGATACAGTGTTATATCCGTCGTCCTTTGCCGCCGAATTTCGGCTTTGAAACGAAAGTCGGCAAGGCTGTTCCGTTAAAACAGCCTTTTCGGTAAATACAGTTTCGCCTGTTTCCTCATTCACGCTTGAAACTTTCACTTTGACCGAGCATAAACCTTTATACAGTCTTTCAATCGCCGCTCTTACCATATTCATCACCACACCAACTTTCTGAAACGTGCAAGCCTTGCTTTGTAGTCTTTAAACACGCTCGACATACTGCTTGAATTACTGCCGTACGATACGGTAACATCGCCCTCTTTGATTGACGTTACATTGTCATATTGCCCCGATGATGACGACACGTCATAGCGGAACAAGTCCGCCGCCATAAGTATAACGGTATGCTTTAAATCATCGGGAATACTGTCAATGTGGCAATAATTCTTGATATATTCGATTGTGCTTTCAATACACCTTTCGGCTTTTCCTCTGTCATCTTCGCTTATGCCGTACATATCCGTAAAAACAGTTATATACTCGTCCATAAGTCACCTCATCAAATCTTGTGACGCATTTCGACAATTCTAATCTGCTTAGGGTCATATACAGGTGTCCAGTTTGTTGCATTAGCAAGTTCCGTACGCGTAGGACCTTCCGTATTTGCGACATCGGCGTCCGTAAACTTAACACCGCGTGGGTGAAGAATATACGTCTTACGATTGATAAGATAGTCAACACCACTGCCCTTTTTCTTATCTCTGTCTGTTTCGGTTGCAACAAACTTTTCCGGTGTACCGTTACCGAGTGCAATCGCACCGTTGCCGAAAAGATATGTTGAAAATACTTGACTCGAACCCGAACCTGTTACGGGACAGCCGTCATCAATAATAACTCGCTTACCCATATATGTACTGAACGGATTTGCACCGGACGGCTGAATTACGTCAATAAGGTCTTGCTTTCTGAGTGCCGCCTCAACCGCACTGTGCATAACAACAGCGGTAAGTTCCGCTTTGTTGTCGCCTAAAAGCTGTTGTGCGTCAATAAAAGCACTTCCGCTCCATTTTGCACTGTTACCGCTTGCGCTTGAAATATCAAGAATGTTTGACGCAAGTCTTGTTTCAGCCTCTTTAGGCGAACCGTCGGATACTGCCGGAATTGTGCCGAAGATACCTTTAAGCACAGCGATAAGTTCCTTTTGTAAATCTCTCACCCAAAAGTCAGATACAAGACTTGCAATCGCCGCCATAGGGTCAGCACCCGACATTGCGGCCGAAAGGTCTGTCGCACTCCACATTTTTGCACGTCTTAAAATTACCGCAACGTCTTTCTTACTGCTGATTTTGTCGGCAGTAAGGTCGTCACCCTCGATAACCGTTTCCGATTCACCTGTTAGGTCAGAGAAAAACGGCATATTTACAAGCGGACTTGCCTGTGACGCAAGCTTGTCAAACTCTGCGTCGTTTTGAACTATACCGCTCTGCACAAGTGCCGATTTTTCAAGTGTTTTTTGAATAACGTACGGATTAAACAGTTCCGGTACGATAATATCTGATAATGTTGTTCCCATATTAAATTCCTCCTGTCGTTCCTGCCTCTTGCATTAATACTTTTGCTCTTGCAGGGTCGTTTTTATAAATTTCACCTTGTTTGGTAAGATTAAATGTTTCCTTTGCCCAAGGATTTACGTCTGAACCTCCACCGCCGCCTTTTGGTGTATATGCTCCTCCTTTTTCGGCAAAAAGGTGTGAGTACGTCTTATCCTCCCTAAGCGGTTTAAGAATATCGTCCACACCGACAGGCTTGCCGTCTTTGTCGAATGTAAACTTGTCAATTCCGCCTTGCTTGTAAATAAGATAGTCGGCATCGGTTACACCGGCTTTTGAAAGCTGTTCCTTTAATGCGTATGTCTTTGCGGTGTTCAACGCATCTGTTTTAAGCGTTTCAATCTCGCTTTCATACTCTTTGATTTTGTTCTGCAATTCCGCGTTGTCGGCATTTGATTGTTTAAGGTCCTCAATGGTTTTATTCGCCGTTTTAAGCTCCGTAACTTTGTCATTGAAAACATTTTTCGGTACTGCATACTTCGGAAATTCAGAGTTTACAGTCGACATCACTCCGTCAATATCCAACTTGCCGTCCTCAATCTTCGCCTTTTCCAATATTGCCTTTAACCATTCCATTCTTATTTCTCCTCCATAATTTTTTATTCAGGTGCGTTCCTGTAAAAAAGCATTGTTCTTTATTCTCTGCAACACTTGAAAAAAGAGTATAAAAAAAGCACCGTTTCATAGGTGCTAAGGCGGTAAACCTCGTATATTCACTTGTTCCACTCTCCTTTTTCGTATCAAAAAAGCACGCCCTAAGACGTGCTTTTATATTATTGTATCAGCAAAAACTACTCGGCATATTCTTCTCGTGTTCTTCTATTTCTTTTGAAAATAGTTCCGTAAATTCGGCATGCAATCTTTTATATTCTTCTAAATCTCCTGCCTCATAAGCTTCATTAGCTTTTTTCAGCAATTCAGCTGTTTCCTTAGACGGATTCCACATCATGTCAAACACCTCTCTACATCAAACTCTTTATAACATTAATCAATAAATTTTTCAACTCATTATCATTACCGACTATTGAAAAGCACTCCGCATATAACTCTTGTATCTTGCCCTTTCCATACTTCAAACTCGCATACTCGCTAATTTGTTTTTCTATACAGTTCGGATTGCTTTCCAAGTAACTCTTTAAACATTCAGACGTTTTAGACTTAATCAAATTTATACTTTGATTATAACTCAAATTATGCTTTTTGGCAATAGAAATTACACAATTTTCAAAATATTTGTGTCCTATCTCGTGTAAATATGGTGCAAATTCTGTTTTGTTTGCAAACATTCCCATTTGTTCATTTACATACTTGATAATGTCTTTAACAGTCATATATTTACCGTTTATGTACATTATATCCGTGCGTTTGTCGTAACCCGCAATAGCAGTCGGTTCAAAATTATTCAAATCAAAATCAACTATCGCTACTTTTGGCATTTCTACCTTTCCGTCAATCGTTTTCTGTATAATACTCAAACTACGTTCGGCAAGTTTAATTGCTTTTTTATTCGCAATATTCGTATCATCAACAAACATTTCAAACTGACTGTTTGTAATCGGATTTAGTTTGATTTTCTCCGTTGTACCGTTATTCATACTTATTTCGGCTTGTTTAACTTCGGTGCCGATTTTCGGATTTCTGTCACCGCCAAATGCCTTTGACATATAATCAATGTCATCTTGTTGTGTTTCCGCATCGTCATCTTGTTTTTCATCTTCCGCAAAATATGCCGTTATTGTACCTCTGCAACGGGTATGAAACGGCGGAGCGGTTATACCTTGCTGATACTCGGAAAGTTTAAAATGCTTACCGTGCATACTTGCACATTCACTGCAAATATCACTGTCCATATTCTCGTCAATCTCGTATTCTTCAAAGCCTGCGTCCTTTAGCGACTGCAATCTTGCGTCAACCATAATATGCGTATATTCCGTCTGATACAATGCGGCGGCACGGCTTTTTGAAACATTCATTCTTGCAGAAATATTTTTAATCATTTTATCGGGACTGTCGCCCCTTGTTATGCCCTGTACAAGATTTGTATTGAGTTCTCTTAAAAGTTTCTGCTTATCGTTCCATATCCTGTCGGAGAAATTACTTCCGTCAAGCCACTTTTCATATATCGCATTCTTTACCGTGTCACGGTCGAACTTTGCAAAATTAACAGCATAATCAACCGAATCGGCAATATGTTTATTTGTTGTATAATATGTATCACTGTATGCCTTTTTAAGTGATGTTGAAAATTTATCCTCTTGCTTTTGTTTCAAGAGTTCGACTTCTCCACGCATTTGATATTTGAGTGCCTCCAAACGGCTTACCCTTGAACGCATATACTCATTATCAAGCATTGTCGTCCACTTGCCGTCTGCGTTATCAAGTGCCTTTTCGCGAAATTCTTCAAGCGACAGCTTAAACCCTTTAAGTTCGTCACGACTTAGCTGTTTTCGTGCCTCTGCCATACTGATACCGTTTTCACCCGCATACCTTGCGTAAAACGTTTCAATCTCTTTTTTTATGCCGTTTAAGGACCTTTCATACTCTTTTATGAGTTCGCGTTCTATATCATCGGCTTTCTGTGCGTGGATTTTTAAAAGCTCACTGTTCCTCTTCTTCCAATACTCGTTCATTATGTCCACCCATTATATCGTCACTGTCGTCCTTTTCTTCCGCAATTCTCTCCATTTCCTTATCTGCGTCCTCGACAAACGGATGACGTTCAATAATCGTGCGTTGAGATATAACACCAACGCTTTTTTGTGCTATATCCGCAAGTTCGGTGTCGTTTGAAACGCTTGTCCTTGTCCACGTCTGCGTGACATTTTCACAAGCGATACCGCTGTAATCGCATATCGCTTTGATGAGTTCTTCAAACCCACTCCTAAACTCCATTTCTGCCATACCGGCTTTGAGTTCAAGCAGTGAATACAAATATTTCAATGCCGTACCCGATGAATTACCGAAGTTCTGCGGATCGGGATCAATACCTTTGCCCTGTTCAAAAATACTCTTGCGTGTCATTTGGAGCATTTTCTCTCTTGCCTCAACCGGAATATCAATCGTCAAAGTCGAAAGTCCTCCGCTTGCTCCGTCCTCCGAATCAAGCTTAATAGTCTTGTACTTCTTGAGCTGTGTCAAAAACTCCGAAAGGCTCTCGCCCTCATACCCGCTGAGTACAAATATAATCTCCTGTATATCTTCAAGGTCGTTTATAAATCCGCTGTAAGTTTTATCGTATGTATCAATAAGTCCTTTTATTGGTGTAAGGTCATCACGATGAAAGCCGTTATTGAAAAACGGAATAAACGGTACACGTCCGAAATTATGACTGTACACGTTACATATAGTTCCGTTTGTTTCAACGTCGTACACGTTGAACATATTATACATTTCAAGCCGTTCAAGACCGTCGCCAATCTTCTTACGGAATACACTGCATTCCTTATCAGTCCAATACTCATAAACGTGGTAAGTGTCACCGTTATCGTCAAGCTCTTGATATGTTCTGAAACACGCCGTAAGTTCGTGTTCCAAAGTATCGCTCCATATCGGTATAACTTGCTTGCTGTCTATAACGTCGTACTTAAATCCGTCATTATCCCAGTAGTGAATCCAACCCAAACCCGCATTTGACGCATTTATCGCAAGTCTTGAACATATTTTCGTGTATCGACTGCCGAGTATATTGCTTATTTTCTCATTCGCCGATTTATTCCCGACATCAAATAACGGCGGTGATGTAAACATATACGCCGCTTTTTGGTCTACAAGCAATCCGTGAAAATTAGACGGTATTCTGTTGTCCGCATTCCTCAAAGGTTTTTCGCCGTCACTGTGCGTCATATGCAGAATGTCATTATCGTTCAGATAATATCGTTCCGCCGTCTGCACTCTTGATATAAAATTTTCGTGTCCGGGTATATATTTCTTTATCAGTTTCTTTACTGTTTCCAAATCCAATTTTATCACCTACTTTAAAATTGACAGTCCGCCTTTTTTCCTGTTCATCATCTCTGCAATACCTGTTGTTGCGTCGGGTGCGTCGTCGTGCTTGTTCTTGCCCTCACGCTGATATGTCGTCATCGCCTTATAGTATTCGGGAAAACGTATGTGCCAGTCGCAAGGAAAATATATATGCTCCATTACCCAAGTGCTGTTGGATAATATTCGTGCCTCTTTGTTATTGCTTTGGTGAAACCATTTCACCGTTGTAAAATTACTGCCGTATTTTTCGGCAAGGATTTCACGCACACGTCTTGCGAACGAACGTCCGCCGTTATTGCTTTCAATCTTTGCAAGGTTGACGTTGTTCTCGTATAATCTACGTGCCGTTTCACCCTCTGTAACCTCCATAGGCTCGTCGGTATAATACACGTCTATGACGTATACTTCTTTGCCGTATATGCCGTATATTATGTTGCAGAGATAGTCCGCACCTGTATCGGCGGTATCGCAATATGCGTGTATCTGCGTAATCGGCGGTAAGCTGTCGTATGTTTTTAGCGTTGTGTAGAGTTTTCCTTGCAAGTCAATCGGCTCTTGCTGATAGTTCGCACTTGCTATATCCGCACCCATTGCCTTAATCTTTAAGTCGTAACTGCTCCGTGAAAGTATTTCGTCACAAAGCATATTGCCGTCATCACATACGGCTTTCATCGTGATTACTCTGTGCGATATGTTGTTCTCGCTGAAATACTCAATCGCACGTCCCGCAAGGTCGCCCGAAGCCCACCGTGTCATTATAATGATTATCTTGCCTTTTTCTTCAAGTCGTGAAAGCATTGTGTTCGTAAACCATTCCCAATGCTTTTCTTTGACTGTTTCGTTGTATGCCTCCTCAGCATTTTTGATAAGGTCGTCGATTATAAGTAAACTCGCTCCGAAACCTGTCGCAGTACCGGACGGCGATGTGGCAAGATAGTTGTTGTAACCGCCCTCAAGGCTCCATAAGTTCATCGCTCCGTCGCCTTGCTTTATCCTCACATTCGGAAATATGTCACTGTAAATAATCTTTTCCGTATCGGCTTTTTCTTCTTGAATGGCGTTACGCACCGCTTTTGAAAATGTGGTTGATAACGTTTCATTGTATGAACCGGTCATTATCTTTTCACTTTGATTTCTGCCGAGTACCCATTCGACAAACATTGACGCAGTACGGCTCTTGCCGTGACGCGGCGGTAAATTGATAATCAATGCGTTTTCGTCGCTTTCGTAAAACGATTGCATTTCATTGCATAACCGTACAAGAAATTCTCTCTCCGACTTGTAGAATGACGGTGCGGTTAAATGGCAAAAATAAAAGAACTCGCGTCGTGCAAGTTCTTTCTTCGCCTCAAGCATTATTAAATTTTTATCCATCACCTATCAACTTCCTTAATTCGTCGGTCGTAAGATTTGCCATAGGATTGTTTATGTCCATAGTCCCGCTGTGCGTTATTTCCTGTTTCGGTGAAAATTCATCTTTGCATTTGCGTTCAAGATACCATAACGATAAATTAATATCGCCCTTTTTTATCCCGTGTGCAACATTTAATTTCGACTTCATTTTGATATTGTCTTTAAGTAACTCTTTTCGCTCCGAAAACTCCTTGTGTTTCTTGCAGTAATTGTATAACGTGCTTACCGCTATATCCGCATAAATACAAGCCTCTCGGTCACTTAACCCCATTAAAAATCCCTCTTCGAGTTTTTGGACTGTCTCTTTCGTAATCTTTCTCGGTCTTGCCATGAATTTCACCTCCTGTTTTTGGGTATAGAAAAAGCTCATTCTATCGAATAGAACGAGCTTTCTTTGCTTTGATCATTTTTTTACTTTCCTGTATCTTTTTTCTCTTTCCAATATTTCCAATCTTAATCTGTATCGCTTATCTTTATAGATTCCAATGTTCATAAATATTCCTCTTACTAGTAGTAATACTAATAATCCTACACAAGCTATACCTACCACAAATAATTTTAGTGCACTAAGATTTGATGGATCAATACCAAATTTCTCATCGATTACCTGTGGAAGAACTAATAAAGCCGCAAAATATGCTAATGCAATATTATAATAAATAATATCGCTACCATGCTTTGTTTCTTCAAGTTGTTCTCTTAAGTTAAATTCCTCAGCATCTAATTGTATGTTATCATAATACCTGTATTTAATTTCATACTGTTGTCTAAACTCCGTATACTTTTCTGTATTCCAATCCATTTCCATTATCCTCCGTAAAAATTGTATTTGTGTATATAATTCGACAATATCACACAAAATTCCTTTTTTAGAAGAATAATTTTTTTAATATCTCAATTCCCACCAATCACACGAGATATTCACCCATCATCTCACGATGATACACCGCTTATGTTACTAATTCCACGATACACTATATCACAGGTGCAATATAACATTCTATAACATCTTTAATTAAATTCAAAGCCTTGCCGTGCAGACGGCATATTTGCATATAGCTGTAATTCATTTTACACGCAATCATTTCCCACGTTTGAAAATTTAGATAACGCAGAATAAGAATAGTCCGAAGTGTTGCGTCATCGAGTTTATTCACGTTTTCCAAAATCTCTTTTTTAATCTCGTACAGTCTGTCAATGCGTTTATCTATCGCCTCGGAATAAGCGGCATAGCTTATGAACTTATTCTCCGAAGTATTCACGTTTGACGTCTGCACCTTTTCACTGCCCGACTGAGCCACAGTGCTTGTCGCATTTGTCAAAGCACGCTCTTGCTCCAAAATCAGTGCGTTAATCTCCTCGTCCATATTCCTTGCTCTCGAAAGCCATTCTTTACATTCTTTAATCGTCAAATCAATTCCCCCTATGCTTTCTTATCCGGTACATATTCCGGACACTTTTCAATCCTATACGAATCATACGTCTTGCGGTGTACATTTTCAGCTGTCCAACCCTCCACAGGTTGAAAGCAACTGCTCCACGAACAATCACCGCAAGCGTTCTGACACGTCCAACATAATTGTTCTTTAACCATTTTGCGCCTCATCTAATCGCTGAACATACTCGGTAAAATACCATAGCAGTTCATCTTTGAATTGCTCAATAGCTTCATCTGCTTTTTCCATAGACGAAAAATATATCACGTTAACGTCTTGGAAGTATTCCTCGCCTACCATCATCAATTTATCGTCAAAATGATTGTACTTAATTCTAAATTTTCTGGCAAGGCTATTTCCCCAATCTTTTTTAGTCACGGCTCTGTCGTTTTGCGCCTGCCATTGACGCAAGCGACGAAGCAATCTGTCTGCACGAGCGTTGTTCTCGGCAATCATCTTGTTACTGTAATAGTTACCCTTATCATAACATTGCTCATCCTCTTGGTCATTAAACTCTGTAATTTTTATCATACTATCGTCTTCTGTATTAATTACATAATACGTTTCACCTATTTTAGTCCTCTCATATCCAGTCTTAGGCTTGTCCGTAACCAAACCTAATATTTTAGCCTGTTCTTCTGATATTTCGGCTTTAATACTCTTTCCATTTGCATTAATTGTTACCTGCATTGTTATTCCTCCGTATTATTCACAGGGCTTTGCTCGTATCGGATAATATTCCGAACTCTTTTCATAATATCCTCAATCTCATTTCCTATCTCAAATTGTTTGCATGTATCAATTAAATCTATACCTCTGGCTAAATCCAAGGCACCGAGCATTTTTACATAGCGAAATTCCGCCTCTTCGATGTTTATTGCTCTTTTTAAATCGTACTTTGCATTGTCTATATAGTTATAAAACCTCTTTATTTGGCTTTCGCGTTTCTTTTCTTTAATCTTCTTTATCAGTCCCATTATTTTCACACTTCCTTCTTTTTCTGTCTTGTGCAATCACTTTAAACAATATTCTTTGTTCACAACGTGACGTTTCATCATCAAACAATCCCAAATAATGTTTGATTAATTCTATAAGTGAAATTCTCACTTCGTTTTTGTGTCCGTTGACGTATATTGAAACTTCAAACGGTATTTTCTCACCGTGATTAATTCCCGTAGCCATTATCACGGCATTTCATCAAAATTCATACCCATCGCCAGTTGTCCGGCAAGTCTTTTATAATCGTTTGTCATTTTTTTATTCCTCCTATTCAAGATTTGTTATATTGCATTTCACCGTACCATCATCATATTTTTTTGTTTCAAGTATTGCATTGGCGTTCTCACCAACCTTCTCCACATATTTTGTATATGTATCAATGCCATAAAAGGCATATGCATTACCCTCATACTCAACCATAATTTTATATACCGCAGGGTGAGTAATCATGGTTATACTCTTACCACAATTTACAGGTGTTACATATGCACTTCTGTAATATTTATCTATGACTTTGACTTCTACTGTTGAAGTTTCGGTGCTAATACACTTTGCACAGCTTGTCAATATAAATATCAATGTCATTGCAACCAACATTGATATAATCTGCTTAATATATTTCATCTACTTACTCCTCCATTTCTTCATTTTTCAGCCTTACTTTTTCAATCGGCACAATAATTACTGCGTGTTTGGTTTTGTCCAACAGTTCAAGTGAATATTTCAAAAATCCTCTTGGGTCTTTTCTTGCGATACACGCATTAAGGATAAACGGTGTCGGTTCGGGGATATTATAAAAATCCGAATAATAAACCGTTTTATTAAGATTTTGTTTTACTTCAAGAATATCCATATCACAAATCCTCAATGCTTATAAATATGCCCGTCTGCTCCGCCCAAAACTTTTCTGTTATTTCACTTGCCACAAGTGCGTCATCTTTCCAAAATCCCACTTCCGTCATAACGTCTTTAAGCATTTTCTGCAAGTTATCCGTATCGGGTTTTGTTGCCTTATACTCACCGTCCGAATGCTTGCCTTTAGGGAAGCACCACTTTGTCACCATACGCACAGGCTTTTCAAACATCTTTTTAGGTGCGTAATGCGAAAGATGTGCCGCAAGTTTTTCTCTTACCGCTTTAACTTCCGGCGGCTCATAAAATACCGGCTTACCTTTTACAACTGCAACCTTTTTTTCTTGATACGTTTTTGTCGGCGGTATCATTGCCATAAAAAATTGTACTTTCATTTTCTCACTTCCATTTATTTACTTTGTGTCTGTTCTGAAATTTTTGCCTTGTCAGTCAGTAAGGGGAAGGAGTTGTTGTGCGTAAGCTGTCGCACAACTACTTCCCCCTGACCTTAGGGAAAGGGAAACCTTTATATATACGTAGTATATATAAAGGTTTCCTTCCCTCGGGAAAAAGTCGATATTTTCCCGAGTTTTTCTTCCCTAAGGAAAATTAATTTTTTCTCGACTTTTTCTCTAAGGAAAGGAAAGAAAATATTTCGATATTTTCCCTCTTAGGGAAATTTTAAAGAGTAATTTTCCCTCCGATATTTTCCCTCTTATTTCTTACCGACTTGACCCTCATCAATCCAAAATCCGCCGTGTTCTTTCAATCTGTTTCTTACAGTTTTCTCTGTAACTCCCATATATTCTGCCATTGCTTTTACTGTCACTTTATCATCAATTCCGCACGCTTCAAATGCTGTTTCAAGGGAATTTTTACGTTTGTTTTTACGTTCTGCGTCTGTTTTCTTTTTAGAAAAATTCTTCTTCCACATCGGCATTCCGTCATCAACCGCAATATCTTTCAGCACACCGATATTATCAATATTATGAACAGGATATTTAAACCACAGGTTTACAGGCGCAAACTTTGGGAACTCTCTAAGCGTACCCTCTATACGCCACGCACTACGGCTTTCAACCGTTTTTCTTGCCTTACCTACATCTTCTATAACGCACTCGTAAGCGTCGTTTTCAAGGTATTCTCGACACAATGCAAGCATTTGAGTTTCACTGCACAAATCGTCTTGTGACGCATGATACAGTTTATCGTATTTATACAACCAACCCTCACATACTTTACATACTGCCTTATTCTTTTCCTGTTTTAATATATCGTCGTTCAATTCAAGTTCTACAAGGTCGATAAGTGCATCGGGATCACGTGCAAACACCCCCGAACCCGAGGCTCTGTCCATACTTCTTTTACCGCCCTGCGCACCCTTACTGTGATGATGACAATATATCACCGCACAGCCGAGTTCCGTACACACCTTGTCGAACTGATTGCAAAAGTGTGCCATTTGGTCTGCACTGTTTTCGTCACCCGTTATAACCTTATATATCGGGTCAATTATAATCGCTATATAATTCTTTTTGCTTGCCCTGCGTATAAGTTTCGGAGCGAGCTTGTCCATTGGTACACTGCGTCCTCTAAGATTCCAAATATCAATGTTGGATAGATTGTCGGGTGCTATGCCAAGTGCTGTATAAACGTCCTTAAAACGGTGCAGACAGCTTGCTCGGTCAAGTTCAAGATTAACGTACATTACTTTGCCTTGCGTACAGTTCCATTCAAGCCACTTCTTCCCCTCTGCAATGGCACAGCACAACTCAATCAATGCGTATGATTTACCCGCCTTTGACGGACCCGCTATAAGCATTTTATGTCCCTGTCTTAATACACCGTCAATTAATGGCGGTGCAAGTTCGGGTAAATTGTCCCACACATCAGCCATACTTTCGGGATCGGGCAAGTCATCATTAACGCTTTCTATCCATTCACGCCACTCATTCCAATTTTCTTTGCCTATATTGGTATCAAGAAGATATTGTTTTTTATCGTTACGCATTACGCCCGGCATACGCGATAATCTTGACGGATTTCTATTCTGAATATCAAGTTTCAATCCGTTTTTATTACACACGTTATACAGATAATCAACACGTTTTTTATATTCTTCATATGTTGACGCGTCAATTTTTACTATTGCGTGCAGGCTCTTTTTGCCACTGTATACGAGTGCCGCAACAGGTAATTCCAATTCTGTTATAATGGCTTTTTGTGCCGAAATGTCCATTGTATCGGATTCGACAAGTGCATATCTGAACTCCGTTACGTTTTCATTTTTTACGCCATTACCGTCAAGAGGGTTAAACCTTATCCACGCACCGACTTCGCTGTTATAATCGCCGAGTACACTGCCTATATCGCCTTTGCATTGGTACAGTTCCTTTATAAGCTGACCTGCCGTTCTGTCGTAACAGCCTTTTGACGGCAAGAATTTTCCGTCATGTTCCCAACTTTCCGTAACATAGCCTACGTTTTCGTCCGGCTCAAAAAGTGTTTCGAGGTATGTGATAATCTGCTCTGTCGGATTCCATTGTTCGGGAATATGTATCTCACTGCGTTCAAGCCAGTTCCTGTCTACTACAACAAGTTCGTCTTTAGAACCTATTTCACTGTCCCAATCAAGCTCGGCTGATACATTTTCATAATGGTATCCGTTTTCTTTAGCCATTTGAATGATAGTTCCGGCAGTAACGGGAGCAGATGAGCCTTGAAATGTCGCCCACTTCTTTGCACATTCACCGCTATGGTAACGGTTTACGTCTTTCATACTCCACATATCCCAATCAGATACCGTATATCCCTCGTGTTTTAGTGCCATACCTACGTTTATCCACTCTTGATAACTGCAAGTTGACGGATCAATATATTCAAGAATTTCTGTCAAATTATAATCGTTCATATCTTAATTCCTTTAATATTCACTCGGATTTATCCCCGACGGTATTCGCCAACCGTTTGCAGCAATTCTGTCAATAAGATTTTTTGCTTTTTCAAACTCCCAAACACCGACGTGCTGAAAACCTCGACTTTCAAGAAAGCGTATTTGCTTTGGAGTTGTAAGTCCTGCCACACGTCTTTTCTCCAATCGTTCAAGCAGTTTGGTTGCCTTACCTGCGTTATCTATTTCATCAGGGAATATTCCGTATTTTTCAAGTACCTTTATTTGTTTGTCTGACGGAGGTGACATTTCCCAACCGAATGTCGGTACATATCCCGATAAATCTTCGGCTTGTATGCTCATTTCAAATTGCAGAGGATCAACCAATTTACGCTTACGTTTCTTCATTTCCGCAAGAAGATTTGCAAGTGCCTCTTCTCTTTGTGCAACTACATCTTCGCTTGCCTTTTCCTCTGCCTCTTCTATGTCAACAGGATAACCCGCATTTTCGATATTCTCCGTCATTTTTACGGCAACTTCTTCATTTTCGCAAATCAAATGTGCGGGGTGACACAGTTCGTGTCGTTCCGTATGCCATAAAAAATCGAGTAAAAGTAAGTGGTCCTTATTCGGTGCAAGTCTTGTTCCGCGTCCTACCATTTGACTGTACAAACTGCGTACTTTTGTAGGTCTTAATATGACAACGCAATCCACATCGGGACAATCCCAACCCTCTGTCAAAAGCATTGAATTGCACAACACATTATACTTATTGTTTTCAAAATCATTTAATATTTCTGCTCTTTCTTTGCTTTCGCCGTTTACTTCCGCCGCTTTAAAACCTTTTTCGTTCAGAATATCTCTAAACTTTTTACTCGTCTTTACAAGTGGCAGAAATACAACCGTTTTTCTGTTTTTGCAGTGTTTTGTCATCTCATCGGCTATCTGATACAAATACGGATCAAGTGCCGTACTTAAATCGCTTGATTTAAAGTCGCCCGCCTGTGTTCCCACTCCTGTTAGGTCAAGCTTTAACGGAATTGTCAGAGCCTTTATTGGACTTAAATATCCCTCTTTAATAGCTTTAGGAAGTGTATACTCATATGCAAGGCTTTCAAAAACCTGTCCGAGATTTTTCATATCGCCCCTGTCGGGTGTTGCCGTAACACCTAATACCTTTGCATCACAAAAATGGTCTAATACACGTCTGTAACTGTCGGATATGCAATGATGTGCCTCGTCTATTATAATGGTATCAAAGTAATTACTTTTGAATTGATTTAATCTTTTTTCACGCATTAGTGTTTGTACCGAACCTACAACTACTCTGTACCAACTTCCTATACAGCTTTCCTCTGCCTTTTCCGTTGCACAACCTAAGCCGGTTGTTTTCATAATCTTGTCAGACGCTTGTTCCAACAGTTCCCCACGATGTGCAAGTATTAAAACACGCTGACCTTTTCGCACACATTCTTCCGTTATTTTTGCAAAAACTATTGTTTTACCGCACCCTGTCGGAAGAACGAGCAATGTTTTATTACAGCCGTTCTCCCACTCGCGGAAAACGGCTGATTTAGCTTCATTTTGATATGGTCTTAATTCCATTTATTACACCGCCTTAAAAACTTCCCGGAGTAAATGACGACGCAGGTGATTGCGTTGGTTCGGCTTGTGTTCCTGTCGGCTCATAGAATTTTTTGATTTCATTGGATTTTAAGACTTCACCTGTCTTAGTGCTTGTATATTCATGTATACCGATTTTACATCTGCCTGTTGCTCCGACAACCGCACTCCAATTCATACGGCACTTTTCGCCATGCTTTCTCTGTCCTATTGCGGTAAAAAATGCACAAAGCATTCCCTCTGTTTTGGTATGTAAAAACAGGTTGTGTTTAATCGTACCTTGATTACCTTTGCCGTCCGCAACGTTTAATGTTATAATCGCTTTATTGCACGGCGGAAGTTTAGCACTTCCTTGATGTCTGCCACGCTCAAAGCCTGTTACCGTAAAATTATAATCACCGTCGGGCAATATTTGAAACTCATTGTCGTTTTCTATTTCATCATCCCAACCAAATTCTCTTTCTTCTGCCATTATTCGTTACCTCCTTGAAATACATTCTCATTTCTCATTTTCTTTATAATCTCAAATACTTGATTCCATGCTCCTACCAATACACCGTTGATAAAATCAGCGTCGTAATTTTCTATCGGTGTATCTTCGGGATAATATCCTTTATACGCAACTGCCTGTCTGATTTCTGCGTCTGTTACCTTATTAATCTGCATTAAATCCGACAATGCTTTCGGTATATTTCCGTTCGGCATATCAAACGATTGTGCCGGTGTATCAAATTCTTTTCTTTCGTCTGATACGTTATTGTCAATCGGCGGTGCAGGCGGTGCAACTGTCGTTTTTTGTGGTGGTGTGACTACCTGTGAAACAGTCGGCTCTATATGTGGTGCGACTGTCGGTGTAACCGCTTGTGTCGGTGCATTATCTTTAAAACAATGTGCAATTCGTTCATATTCAAACGGCATTTCGTCCGGAAGATTATGACGGTTCTTTGCGTCCCAACAAGGGTGATGCGTGGTGTACATTGTTCTTGTACCGCCCTGTGCCTTATGTTTTGTTCCTTTGTCGTCAGTCGCAACCGAAAATGTTTTATAGTTGACAAATAAAATCATATCCGCCCACTCTTTCAAAATAGGTGAAATCTGCGAACTTGTTTTTTTGCCGAGTTTCAACTCCCAACGGTCATATGCTCCCATTTCGTCCGGCTGTTCAAATTTGCGCAACTGTGCATGAGCCGTCAAAACTACATTGATACCCAATTCAATCAATTCATCAAGTGAATTTAAAAATCTGCCTATTTCCTCTAATTCGTACACATATCCCGAACCATATCCGAAATCTTCAATACTTTTTTTGTTATTATCTGCGCATATCTTTGCAATGCAAAGTCTTTCCGCCCAGTCAAAAGTATCTATAATGTATGTTTTGCATACAGTCGGATTTGCTTTGACATATGCCACTTCCTCTTTTAGCAATGTCCAAGAGGTAGGCTTAGGCAAACGTCTTACGTCCATATGTTTTGTACTGCCCTCTGTATCCGAAAACAGAGGACTTGGGAACTTCGACGCAAACGTCGATTTGCCTATTCCCTCAGGACCGTATATGATTACTTTTTGTGCCGATTCGATTTTTCCGCTTGTAATATCCATTAAAATTCTCCCTCTTTCCAAGTTTTTGTCGCAGTAGGTGTTGCTGTGCTTAATTCACTTGAATATCCGTCCTCAATGATGATACTGCATTCTTCACCTGTACTTACTCTTGTGGCTATTGCCTGCAATCCCTCTTTTTCAAGCCATTCGCCGAACTCTTTTAATGTGTCGGTATCCATTTGCTCCAACTTATCAAGAAGTACAAAACCACAATCGGGATTGAGCTTTCTGACAATAGCCGTTGATACTTTCATCTGCTCCGCACCGCTCATGTTATCCCACTTAAAGCCTTTGTATGTAAGCTCGCCGTCCTCAACCGACAATCCATCAAGTGGCAGATTTGCATTCTTCAATAAATTCGTCTTTTCTTTACGAACGTTACTAATAGCTGTGGTAAGCTCGTCATACTTGTCCTTGTATTCTTTCGCTTCTTCTTCGGCTTTGTCTTTATCCATATTGGCACGAACTTTAATGTTTATCTGCTCAATGTTCTTGATGTTCTGTTCAAGTTCTTCGGTTGATTCGTCGTGCAAATCAAGTGCCGATTTTTGTGCAATTTCAAGATCTGAAAGTACAACATCAAGTTGTGATTGAAGATTTGTAATCTGTGCTTTTAAATCTTCGGAGCGCTTTAAAAGTGATTGTGCCTTTTCACGTTTACGTTGGTTTTCGCCGTTTTTTGCAAGTATTTCCTGTTGCTTTAGGATAAGTTCCGAGATTGAAATAAGTTCTTTCGGTGCTTCGGGATAATCGACTATTTCTTCCGCAAACTTCTTCTTTTGGTCTGCTATTCTTCCGATTGTGGTACGTTCGTTGTAAAGTTGTTTTTCTCTGTTTTCAATTTCATATAACTGCTCTCCGACACCGATTACTTGAAGTAGTATCTCTGCTTTTTCCTTTGATGTGCCTTGCATAAATTTCGGCAAGTCCAGTGCAAATTGTTCAATAAACTCATTCAAAAGCTGTTGACCGCCTTTGTTACCGTTCGGATCTATTACTTTCAATGCACTGTTCTTGCCCTTGCGCTCCACAATTAAACCGTTTGACAATTCAATATGAAGAATAGGCGGAATGACCGAACCGTCACGCTGTGGTTGTGACGGACGATATTTGTCACCGCCCAACGCCCACGCTATACTGTCTATGACAGAAGTTTTACCCTGTCCGTTCTTTCCTCCGATAACCGTTAAACCATTCTGTGCCGGCTCAAGTTTTACCGCCTTTATTCGCTTGACATTTTCAAGCTGTAATTCATTTATCTTTATCATTGATTTTCGTTCCTTTCTGTGGTATAATGTTGACATAGATTAATAATCTATGTGTTTTTGTTATTTGACCGTTTATGAGTGCCAGCTCATACGGTCTCTTTTTTTATGCTGATTTTGCAATGGCAGCCTGCTCCAAGATTATCATTGCTTTTGTACATTTCTGTTTGCTTAAAGGTTTCTTCTGCGTATATCGAACAGAATTTTAATAGTGTATCGCCAGTTTCCTTGTATTGATACATTGCTCTGAAAATCTTGCACGCTTGCTCTATTGTTTCCGCCTCGATGATTATCCAGCCACCCCTTAAATGGCTGTCCCTCACTGCCGAATGTAATGTAATAGTTATTCATTCTCTTTTACCTCCCAATCATATTCATCATTATAAATTCTGTCATAATCAGTATCGCACTAAATGCAACAACCGATATAGCATACTTAATTCTTTCAGACATTGCACACCTCGTTTCTTTTTACGATGTCCAAAACTTGCTTAACCTGTCTGTCGAACTGCTCCGGTGTTAATTCACCATCCGCCTTACGATATTTTTTATTACATACAATATCTCTTGCCACTTCTGCTAAAATTCTTATACCGTCTATGTTCATAACTGACATATTTCGGCGAATTTCTCTTATTAACTTAAACATCTTTTTTACCACGCTTTCGTTTCTTTTTGTCCTCTTTCATCAGCTTTAAACTGATAATTAACCCTACACCGAAACTAATCAGTGCAATTCCTATTGTGTTCATTTGTTTACCTCTCTTTACTTCCTCACAGGTACACAGGAACTGTCCGCAAAACAGATTTCATTAAAATTTAAACTCATTGGGGAAAGTCTACTTTACGGATAATATGCGGACAGCCCTTGTCTGCCTGCAAGGTATTTGATTATACTTTACGCATACTTATAGCTGTTTGCGTGTTCTGTTTCACGCCATTTTTCATATGCCTTGACATCTATGTACCATTTGTGACCTTGTTTATATGCCGGGAAATTCTTAGTATGTATCCAACGTAATATCGTAGTTTCCGGGATACAATACATTTCACGGAAAGTCTTTAGGTCGACTTGCTTTACTGCTGCCATTGTTTTTCACCTACTTTCTATCTATCATTGTAAAATTCTTGATATTATGCTATAATCATCTCAAAGGAGTTGATTATCAATGAACTATATACAGAAAAATTTTCACGATTTATTTAATGCTGCTAACGAAATGAATTGTACTTATCAAAAACCTGCACAATGTCCACATTGTGGCATATGTTGTGACCCTTTAATTTTAGGAAGTACTTTCATTTCGCCTTTTACAGCAAAACCGCCGCAGTTTGTGTTTTTAATCTTCCAATGTACCGCTTGTAAAAAACTTTTTACTGCTACATACGAAGTCACAAACGGCAAATCTCATATTTGCTGTATGACACCATTTAAACCGTCTACATTCTCTGATGAACTCATTGAAAAAATATCGCCAAGGTTTATTGAAGCTTATAATCAAGCTCTTCGTGCTAAAGATAATAAGGACCTTAACTTAGCCGCTATTGGTTATCGTTCAGCACTTGAAATTCTTATAAAAGATTATGCTATAAATGAATTGAATGAACCACCCGAAAAAGTTATTAAATTAAAACTCTTTGAGGCTATTTCTAATTATTTACCTGAAAATATGTTAAGTACCGCTGACGTTGTACGAATATTAGGTAACGACCATACCCATTATGAACGTAAATACCCCGAACTTGATTTTAATTTACTCCAAAAATATATGGATATTTTTATAAATTTAGTTCAAACAAAATTACTTATTGCAAACCCTCCGGTTTCTCGTTGATTATAGGTGTAAAATTCAAATCTTGTACCATACAGGCTAAGTCGTTTGAAAGCGACTTAGCTTTATTTATTACTTCAACTAAATCATTCGCTTTTCCTAACGCTTTTTCTAATGGCTCTGTATTCAATGTTACTGATATTTTAATTGTTTTTTCTTCGTTCATTTTTCCTCATTCCTTTCCTACACTAACTGACTAAAATTGATTTTGAAAGTCAGCGCACATTTCAAATACCTGCGGTGCATACTGTAGGTATTTTTTCTTTGTCATCTTTTTCAATAGAATCAGCATATCTCTTTAGTAATTTGTATGACGTACGCAAAATATCTCGTGCGATGTCTTCTGTTGTTAAAACTTCTACTTATCGGCTATATTTGGGGAAAGACAACGCTCAACAACCAGTTAAACAATACACAAAATACTGCACTTGAAATAATGGAAACTACGATTGTTACCGCCAACGGGTGACTCATCAAAATATCCCATATATCCACTGCTCCTCGCCCCCTTTCGTTTACGCTGATTGTATTTTCCAGTTATTTGTGTTATAATCACCACAGAAAGAGAGGTGATTATATATGGATATTGAAATAACTAAAGATTCTGATTATCTTATTTGCTCTTTGTACAAAGCATATCTTCAAAAGCGTTCAAACGGTATGAATAAAATTCAAGCTTCCTCTATGGGAGGTTCTGAAGAAATACAGAAAGAACTCTTTCCTAATTGGTCTATTGAAGACGTTGACGCTACTTGTCGTGAACTACATAGAGCAGAACTACTACATTGTTTCTTCGCCGATGATATTGTATATGAATCTGTGCTTAGCGACAAAGCTATAATTTATATGGAAAATCGCTTTAAAAACAATGTAGATACCGTTATGGACTATATCGCTAAGATTAAATCTATGATACCTTTCATTTAATCTACTATAATCCAATCTTTTGCAGCTAAGTCCTCTGCGGACGGATTCCAACGACTTACAGAGGACTTGTTGTTCTTGAATACTATACAACATTCTGCACTGTCTGTCGGTTTTATCTTTACACTAGCTAACATCGTTCTTATGTATTTTTTTCGTGTTATAAAGCATTTACGCTTATTTGCTTTCTTCACCGCTTTATAAATGTTCATTCTCTCACCTACTTTCTTATATTACCTACGTCACTTTGTAAAACCAAAGCCTCTTGGCAAAAAAAATAAGTTCCTATATCACACATTTCTATATCAATCACTCTACATATTTTTTTAATTTCATCTTGATGAAATTCGCTTTTATTGTTGAGTTTCTTGCTTAGAGTAGATACATTAAGACCTATTTTCTTTGCTAATGCTTCTAAAGTAAAACCTTTTTCTTTAATTCTACCTAAAAGCTTGCTATAATTGTACACTTTAACACCTCCTATACTTTGTGTTTGCAAAGCCATTATAGCACTTTGGTTTTGCAAAGTCAATAGGTTTTGCAAAGTTTTTTTATTTTTTTCAAAATAAATATTGCGTTTTTGCAAAGTTTATTGTATAATACTTGTAAGAGAGGTGAGATAAAATGAAATCTACATTTGCCGAGCGCTTAAAAGAGGCTTTAAAATATAATGGTATGAGCGCCGCTGAATTATGCAGACTTACAGATACTCCTGAAAGTGTAATGAGTCAATACAAATCAGGTAAATATGTAGCTAAGCAAAAACGATTAGATACTTACGCAAATATTCTAAATGTTTCTATACCTTGGTTAATGGGAGAAGATGTACCAATGAAAGAACTTCCGCCATTACCCGACGGAGCAGTACCATACAATCCTGTAATGCACAGAATACCTATCTTAGGAGATATTGCGGCAGGATTACCGATATTTTCGGAAGAAAATTATGAGGGATATACTTATACAGAATTAAATCATGGTGGTAAATATTTTGCTTTAAAAGTAAAGGGCGATAGTATGACCGCCGCAAACATTCCCGACGGAAGTCTTGTAACTGTTCGCGTACAACCAACAGTTGAAAACGGCGAAATCGCCGCAGTTCGTATTAATCATGACACTTTTACGATAAAGCGCTTTAAGCAAGAGAAAAATATTGTTATGCTTATGCCTCAATCTTATAACCCCGAACATCAAACACAAATTTATGACTTAAAACAAGACGATGTTGAGATAGTAGGAAAAGTAGTTGAATGTAAAGTCGGTTTTTAGACTGTATTTTAAAGAAAAAATAAGGAAGTGATTACAAATGAAAATGGGATTTAGAACTCCTTCCCCAAAACGTTCTTTTTCAGCACGCACTACAGGCAAACTTAAAAGAACTATAAAAAAAGCTACCAATCCCCTATACGGCAAAAAGGGTATGGGATATATAAACAATCCTAAAAAAGCTATATATAACAAGGTATATAATAAAACAACTGTAGGCGTTAATCAAGTTTTCAGCGGAAAATCGTCGGTAAGTAGGACTACGTTTGATTCACAAACGGCACTTAATCGTATAAACCAACTTAATGAAACAGCAAAAATTATTAATACAACTACAAATGTTTCTACTTTTTTCAGCAGGTTTAATTTTGCACTTCAAATTTGCGATGAACTTGTTCAGTACGAATATACAGGAATAATCCAAACAATTACTCCAACACAACAAAAACGTGAATTTTTAGAGCAAATACCCGATGTTATTAATTCTTTAATAGTTCGTTCATATAATAAAGAATATGCTAAAGCACAAGAATTAAAAACAGAAAAAGGTCGTCATAATAGGCTTATACGTTTCTTTAACACTCTTGTTGAAGAACTAAATCAATATGGAGCTAAATATATCACGGAAACCAATATATCAAAAATCCATGAACTTGCGTGTTCTATAGGAATAGACGATGAAATCACTGTAAATCTCGTTCCCACAACAATATCGCTGCCTGTAGTGAACACAGCGCCTACAACAAGTATATCTCATTCTTCACATGTCAAATCTGATACAAAAATGATTTGTCCTAAATGCAAAGATATATTTATAAATCATAGTACATGCCCCACTTGTGGTCGTACACTAATTCCTGCCTCTGATTATACTAACAAATATGTTGATGATCAATTTAATAAAACGGCAGGTTCGGTAGCCGGTTGTGCAATAGGTGTATATTGTTGCCCTTTGCTTTTTGTCGGAATAATATTTTTGATATTAGAAATGTACAGTATTGCTCTTGTAATTTTTGCAGTATATGCATTAATTATATTTATTGCATATTCTGTAGGAAAAAAATAAAAAATATTCTATAATAAAATAAAAGTGAAACAAATTGTATTAAAAACATAATTAATTTATTAAAAATCGGCTTTTTTAATAAATTAGTAAAAAAGAGCATTGCCGAGTAATGGGTGTTCCAAAATTGCTGATTAGAGAAATGTAAGTTGATTTAAGGAAGTGATGAATGTGGAGATAAATTATTCTAAGCAAGCAATTAAGTTTTTGCAAAAACAAAGCCGTTCGACAAAAGAAAGAATTGTTACGGCTATAAACTCTCTTCCTAACGGAGATGTAAAAAAATTTCAAGGTACAGATTCAAAATATAGACTTCGTGTCGGTGATTTTAGAGTTATATTTGATAGACAGGGTAATATATTATATATCGAAAAAATAGGTAATCGTGGAGATGTTTATAAATAAAGGAGCGTGATTATTATGTCAAACATTAAAGAACGTATTTTAGGTGCTGTAACCGTTATGAGTGAAAAAGATGCCAATTCATTATGGAAGATTATTATTGATAATTTTTCCTCTTGGTCTGATATTGAGGAAATTGAACCGGATAAAACCGACCTTGATATGTTAAACGAAATCGAAACTAATCCCGAATGTAAAACATTTGTTTCAGCCGATGAAGCAATGAAAGAACTTGGAATACACTAATTATTCCTTAATATTTAATTCTTATTATAAAAAAATTCCCCCGACCGCTACCAACAGTCGGAGGAAACAGAATAAAGTGCATTTATACACAATACTCAAACCAATAATATTGTATCATAAATGCACTCTATTTTCAATATAAAAATTAGAAAAGGAGTGTTATTTTTATGGCTAAATATAAGAAACGTCCTGACGGACGATATGCAACAAGTACGATTGTCGGCTACACTGACGATGGAAAACCAAAACGTAAAACCTTATACGGTCGCACAATTATGGAGCTTGACAAAAAAGTAGCTGAATTTAAAAGTTTGCAAAACAAAGGTATCATAATAAATGATGAGGGAATGACCGTAGAGCAGTGGGGCAAGAAGTGGTTAGAGCTTTACAAAGCTGACA